ATGATTGCATTGCATACTTGCTCATGCAATTCTTCGTAGTTGTCCTCACCATCATAGTATGGTGACTCTACCCAAGCATCAAATTTATTCATCATCTTCTCCTTAGATATACAAAGCAAACATTGAACCTAAAACAGCACCGATTAGTGCTGCACCTAAAATATCTAACTTAGTAACTTTCATGGCTACTCCTTATTCAGAAATCAACATTGAATTTTTTTGAGTAATTTCTGTTGTCTCACCAGATTCTTTGTGAGCAACATCAGCCAATGCAAGAGCTTCTTCAGCAGTAGTAGCTTGGACTTCATATTCCCATGCTTGACATTGGTAACCTTTTTTAGATTGCTCTAAAGTTGCAGGTGCATAACAAGTGACTTGATAAATTGCCATTTTGATTCTCCTAAACAGTTAAACAAAAAAACTTCCGACATGAGAAGTATCGGACATGAAACTTACTGATTTCTTACAAAAATGCTTACAATGCAAAAAAAAAGTAAGGAAAACCCTAATGCGAGCAAAAAGAGTTGATATTAACCAAAAAGCCATAGTTGAGCATCTCAGGGCTATGGGTGCATCAGTATTCCACTTGCACGAGGTTGGCAAAGGCTGTCCAGATTTATTGGTCGGAATCAATGGAGAAACAATCCTAGTAGAAGTAAAGCGAGATGCTAAGGCTACATTCACTCCGCAGCAGATAGAGTTTCAGGGCAATTGGAAAGGTTCTCCAGTTGTAAGAATAAATAGTGTAGAAGAAGCTATTGCATTTGTAAAAAATATGGTTTAATCTGACTACTGGCTAGGTTCGCTACCGAAAAGTGGACTCCTTCACCCACCTGCCAGTTCCTTATAAGTGAAGGCTTTTGAAGGAAAGCTATGTATTACTACAAATTTAATATTGCAGATTGGCATCTAGCAACAAGTCACCTTAGCTTAGAAGAAGAAGCTATTTATTTCAGACTCATAAATTATTACTACGATACTGAGCAACCTATCCCAGAAGAAACCCAAACGGTTATTAGACGGTTACGGTTGGGTTCTTATTCGGATACCGTTATGGTTATTTTAAATGAGTTTTTTGAGTTATCCACAGATGGTTGGCATCATAAAAGATGTGATGATGAAATTCATGCTTATCATTTAAAGGCTGAAAAAAATCAAATTGTTGGTAAATTAGGTGGTAGACCTAAGAAAATCAAAGACTTAGAAGTAACACAAGAAAAAACCCAAACGGTTTCCAAAGATAACCCAGAAATAACCCTAACCAAGAACCATAAACCAATAACCAATAATCATATAAATACACCTGAAGGTGTTTCTGATTCTGTTTTTCAGGATTATTTAAAAATAAGAAAAGCACAGAAAAAGCCTTTTACAGAAACAGCATTAAAGCTCATGCAGTCTGAAAGCAAGAAAGCTGGCATCTCTTTGCAAGAAGCAATGGAAGTTTGCTGTGCAAGAGGATGGGTAGGATTCAAGGCTGAGTGGCACAAAAAAGAAGCTAATGTTCAACAAGGCGATAAATCATGGCAATTTAGCAATGAGGGTATAGTTGCCAAAGCCAGAGAGTTAGGTGTTAGTGATTATGGGATTGCTAACTATCAACAGTTGAAAGACAAGATTTTGCTAGTAATGGCAAAGAAAGCGATGCAATGAAGGTATTAGACCTGTTTTCTGGTATTGGTGGTTTTAGTTTAGGTCTTGAAAGGGCTGGATTTGAAACTGTTGCTTTTGTTGAAAATAACTTGGCTTGCCATAGAGTTTTAAAAAAGCATTGGTCTGAAGTTCCAATTTATGAAGATGTTAAAAATGTCAGCTTTGAGAAAGGTTTTGCTGATTTAATTTGTGGTGGTTTTCCATGTCAGGATATTTCATTAGCTGGTAAAGGAGAAGGTTTAGATGGAGAAAGAAGCGGATTGTGGTTTGAGTTCCACAGACTTATTAGAGAAATTAGACCAAAATATGTCATTGCAGAAAATGTCTCAGCATTGCGAACTAGAGGATTGGACAAAGTTCTCAGCTCACTCTTGGAAATCGGGTATGCTGCGGAATGGCATTGCATACCAGCTTCAACCATTGGCAGTCCACACAAAAGAGATAGGGTATGGATTATTGGCTACTCCAACGACATCACAAGCATACAAGAAGATTCGCCCATTATGTCCAGTAGAAGCATCAGGGAAGCATGGGAAAGCAATAGTTGGGGACATTGGAGACAGGTATCCAGAGATGGTCGGATTGTACCTGAATCCATCAGTATTGGAGTGGATGATGGGATTCCCTATCGGATGGACAGAATGAAGCAATTAGGTAATGCTATTGTTCCGAAGATTGCAGAAATAATAGGTAAAGAAATCATTGAACTCAACAGAAGAATATCGCCATGAGTGCGAACTTAGATATATTGCAAGCATGAATTTGTCAGGAAGAAGAAAGTATTTGGCATTAGTGTTAGATAAGCGAGGAGTAAAGTCGCTTGAAAAACTAAAGGAAGGTTTAACGATATTATGGACAAGCAAGAAGCAATAGAAAGTATGAAAGTTATTGATGGTCAGAAGGCTGTCAATTTTATTATTGATAATGCTGAGAAGTTTGCAGAAGCTCATAGCAATAGAGTTCATCTAGAGAATATGACAAAAGTAGTTAAAGCTAAACTCATGCAAGACTGTAAGAATGAGCCAGTAAGTAGAGCAGAAGCCTATGCTTTAGCTCATCCTGATTACTTAATAAATATTGATGGAATTAAAGCTGCTATGTACCAAGAGGATAGGTTGCGTTGGTTACTTGAAGCAGCAAAGCTAAGAGCTGAACTGGCTAGAACTATGGAAGCAAGCAGAAGGCACGAGGAAAGGCTCACAAGATGAGTGCCTTAGATAAGCAAGTATCTGGAAGCCATTACAAAGAGCTTGTAATACAGCCAATACAGTTCATTCATGCCAACAATATTCCTTTTATGGAAGCCAATGTCATCAAGTATGTATGTCGGCACAGGTCTAAGAATGGATTAGCAGACCTAGAGAAAGCCAAGCACTACATTGAGTTGCTCATTGAATTGGAGTACAAAAAATGAATGGCAATAATTCTTACAAAGAGAGAAACTCAGGAATCAATCTTGGTGAAGAATTATTTGAGCAGTATTGCAGAAGTAAGAATGTCTTTTTTAGAAGGCTTGGATTTGATGAGAAAAATGACCCTGTACCCAATTTTTATAGTGTTAGTCCTCTTGTTAGGAATTTGCCTGACTATCTCGTATCTAGTAACTCAGGTACAAAACTGGTTAGTGTCAAAGGTACAGCTAATATTAAGAAGTCTGAAGTAATGATGATTCCGCAATTTTTGGAGTGGTATCACACAAAGGAGTGTCATCTTTGGTATGCCTTCTGTTTTAAAGGCGAAAGCAAGCCCTTCTTTATTACTCCTGATAGAGTTATTGAATTGTACCAAGATGCAACAGATAAACAATGGAATGATGGTAAGATTTACAGGACATTAAACATTGGCAACTAAAGCAGAGAAAGAGCATTATGGCAAAGTGGCAAATCTCGGATGTTCCTTGTGTCGTTATCTTGGGTACGGAGAATCACCACCTGAGCTACACCATATTAGACGAGCAGGGAAACGAAGTAATGCACCAGTCATACCCTTGTGTCCCGAACACCACAGAGGAAATACAGGAGTTCATGGAATGGGAAGAAAGGCTTTTGAAAGAAAATATGGGGTTACCGAAGAAGAACTTTTAGAATATACTCTGAACCTACTATGAATATTCACGAAAGATTGCTGAACTGGTCGTACTATGTCACTTTGTGGCTAGATGACCCTTCTCCAAAACAACCGTCTACTTGTAGAAGTTTTGAAAAGAACTACAACCCAGAGCTAGGCAATGTCATGGAAGAAGATTATCCTGATATGCCAAGTGTAGATTGGAAAGATGGCGAGTTGCTTGAGTCTTGCATGAAAGAAATCCCAGACCATAACAGACGAGCATTAAAAGCATTTTATGTATCGTTCCCCTATCAGTCAGACTACAATATTGCTAATCATTTAAGAATTAGTGTAAAAAAATTCCAGAGAGACTTAGAAGATGGCAGGACTAGAATACAGCGAGAAATTAATCGGAAAGTATCAGGAAACAAGACTGTGCGACCATTGCAGGACAAAGCAGCCTAAGCATACTGGCTATATACACAAGTTCAACAATGGACTCAATCAAAAATGGATTTGTGTTAAATGTAAAGAAAAACTGGTAGAATAAGACAAAACCCCTAAAGGTCTGCAAACCAATAGGGGTCTCTAAACAAACCAACTAAAGAGGAGTTGATATGTCTGCTGATAATTTTACACTTACTCAAGAGTACCTACAATCTGTATATACATACAGGGATGGTCATTTATATAGAAAAAATGGCAAAAGATTAGGTTCTGTATGTGGTAGAGGATACATACATACATCAATCAAAGGCAAAGGTTATTTGTTGCATAGATTGATATTTTTATACCATCATGGTTACATCCCAGAAGAAATAGACCATATTGATAGGGTTAGAGATAATAATAAGATAGAAAATCTAAGAGCAAGCAATAGATTGCATAATCAGCAAAATTTAGGCGATTACTCTACAAATACAACTGGTGCAAAAAATGTGTTTTATGAAAGAGGTAAATATAGGGTAAAAATGAATATAAATGGTAAAACTAGATATTTTGGATTTTACAAAACACTTGAGTCAGCAAAAATAGCGGCAGAATATTTTAGAAAACAACTTTGCAAAATTTAGTTTTTGATATATACTTTCTGAGGGGAAGTGTTTTCAACGCTTTCGTATGAGTGTGAGAAGTGATTTTAGCCCTAGCAATAGGGCATTTTTTTTGGAATTTTTATGAAAAAAGATATGATGATTACAGTAGGTCTGCTTGGCGGTAAGCCAGAGATGGCTGAAAGTAAAGAAGGTGGCTTGCTAGAGTCAGATGTATCTTCTTGCCCACTAGCCACACAAGACAAGGTTATCAACGAAGGCAACAAGCGAAAAGCGGTAGTAGTTGCTAACTATACAGACAAGCCAGTAGCTAAGTGCATGGACTGTGAATACTTTGTAACAGTTAAAGAATTGCCTAGCTGTGGCATGGCTAAAGGAACAGGATTCTGCGATAAGTTTGAGTTTATGTGTAGCGAGAAGAATGGCTGTGACGAATTTGAAGTAAAGACAGAGGAAGAAGAATATGAAGATGACTAAGGCAGAGAAGAAAATCGGCAAGGTTATGGGCGAGTTTAAGGAAGGCACTCTACACTCTGGAAAAGGTG